TTTGTCACCTAGCTTTTGGTTTTGCTTGCCTCTTTTTATCATGTTGAGGCTTGACGGCTTGACGCCTTTTTTGTACCTCGTCTGTGGCGGGCGTAGATTTTTTACTGGGATTAGGTTCACGGCTAATGATGTCATCTAAAATCTCCTGTTTTAAAAGTGCTGTCATTGATCGATCTAACTTGATGACCAGGGATATATCGCCTTTCTGCAGCCTGTACGTTGACCAGTACATAGCCTCGCGGGGGTCCGTCGACATGGCGTACTCGATGAATTTCCCTTTGCGTTTGTAGAACATCTTCATCCCAGTTATTGGCAGCATCGAATGTATCTCTTAGTGGCCCACATATAAGTTCCTTCCATACTGATTTATTTTGCATCCTTCTTACTCGCAAGATAATTTTTGGCATCATCGCCTAGCAGCAACACCGCCACTCCTGGCCTTACTGCTACTCGGTTCTGTATGAACGCAGCTAATAGTTTGTTTACTAGGCCGTTACGGCCTTCGCCTGCAATGTTTTCAACTTTAATTGTTGTCATTTTCTAACACCTCTACGTCTAGCTGAGTTTCTATCCATACTTTTGCTCCGCACGACAATGGTTTGTCTGGACGGTAAATTAGCTCAGCAACGACATTGCCTGCTGCATCTCTAATAACTGCACGATTACCTTTACGGTTTTGCTTGTGGTCTTTCACAGTAAGGACTGGCGTGTTTGCGCCTTTACTGTTGGCTTTGATGTTGTGCTGATTTACATGCAGGTATGTTTTCATCGCTTAACTCCAATCCATCGGTACGAGCGGTAGGGGAATTGCTCTGTTTTTACAATGGTTAGCTCTTCGCGATTCATGGTGCGTTTCATTACAAACAATGTAACGGATACAATGAGGCCCCCGACCATAGCAGCAAACATCCCGCTATAAGTGCCAGCAAAGGCGTACATCAGGAACCCTGTGACTAAGATGTCAATAGGGATGTCATAAGTGATGATGCGGCGTATGCCGAATTTAAATATAAGAAATAAAAGTCCGAGCGCTGAAAGCAATCCTGCAATAATCATATTGAACTCCGATAGTAAAAATAGGCAATGCCACCGAAAGCTACTATTAGTAAAAACGTATAGAAGCTGAGGCTGATGATCTGGGCAATAATTGATAGAAAGATAATTAGGCTAAAAAGACCCATGACAAGCATGAGCCCCTTAGCCACGTAGGTTTTTAATAGTTTCATTGGGATTCTCTATTCATGTTTCATGAGGATAAGTTCAATTCCTATCGGGAATTTTGGTGAAAAAAAACCCCTCCGAAGAGGGGCCGACAAGCATATGCGGGGACATATGCTTTATCTAATCAACGCCCCAGGTGCATTCAGGTTCGTCTCCTTTACGGAAAGAGCACCATCTGCAATTTTCTTTACTGGGGGTTGGATTAAATTCTTTTTCTGTAGTCATCTTGATTGCCCGCCTGTGGTAAGCGGGGGCAAACAACATGGCTTGGGCTCGCGTATAGTGTTTGGTGGTCGTCTCACCGTGATCCAAGTACCAGAATTCTGTCTGTACAAATTCTAAATGTGGGTACCGGAAGAATGTACCGATTGCATAGAGCAGACCTTGCTGACTATGGGCAATCTCATTGCCCCATTTCTTGCCTGTTTTATAGTCGATTACACGGGCGGATGTATCATCTTCCTGCACCAGTGCGTCTAGCTTGATACGTGCCCAGGTATCTTTCTGCATCCAGCCCACTGACTTCCAGTCAAGGTCGAAAGCCCACTCACCTTCTAGCTCAACTTTTGCGTCGATGAATCCTTGACGTAAATCTTCAAACTGAGATTTGAATTTGAATAGCTCAGTGGCCATCTCACCCATAGTGCCATTGACATAGTCTTCAGCATATTGGTGGATCTGTGTACCACGATCAGCAGCCGCGCCTGACGGTTCTTTAACGCCTTTGACTCGGCTGATGTAGGTTCTGTAGGGGCATTCTTCGTAGACTTTTAAGGCCGAGTAACTCCAGGCACGAACCTCGCCTAGTGTTTCTGGTTTTTCGAAGTCTGTTAAATTTTCTGCGCTCTTGTCCTGAGTCAGCTTGATCATATTAATTCCGTGAAATTTTGCAAGTATTAGTTTATCTAATACTAAGACTTAACAGCAAGCAGTTTCATATCTTTTTCGCTGAAGTACTTTTCAGTAACTTCGTTAAATTGTTCAGTGTCTAGTTCCCATGTTGTTACAACGCCACGTAACGGGATTGAATTACGAGGGCTGTTGTGAACGCGCTTACGTTCTTTACTGAGACCATTTCGCTCTGCTTTCTTTTGGAATTCTCGTTGAGAGATTCGATCGTCAGTTAACACGCTATATACAGTACGTAAGTGTTCCATTGGCATAACTGAGTGAGGCCATTGCGATTCTGCTATCCACTGCTTAACTAAGCGTTGCGCGGTGGTGATCTCTGCGCCTTGCAATACGTTGGTTAGCTGGATGTCGAGTATGTCCATAAAGAACGACAAGTCACCATGACGTACAGCAGAGAAGAACTCTTCTATAACTGACATGGTAACTTGGGCCATATGTGCTTTGGCGCTGTTAGATACAGGTGTACGGACTAACTGTTCGTTAACTTTAAAGTTTCGTAAGATTGCTGCGAATATTGGCAGCTCATCTTTTATGCTCTCAATGTTTTCGATTACTTCGGGGTAGACTTCTTCTAGCTTCTTCTCTTGGCGAGGCGCAATGTTATAGCGGCGGTCACCTTCCTCAATTTTTACAGCGTCCATACGGTTAGTTAAGAATATGAAGTTAGTGAAGTTAGGCATCTCAACTTGATTGCTACGCATTGCACGTATGGTCATTGTGTTTTCGGTGATTGCATTCTTTAGCTTATCTGCAATTTTGATTGTCCCAGCATTAGCTGATGCCATATGGAACTCATCTACGACTAAGAAAATTGCTTGGCGCATGTACAGGTTGAATTGCTCTTCGATATTTTGCAGTGCCCGCATTGGTACATGCTCACTGCCGAAAAGAGGACGTAATACTTTGGTATAGAAGATCCCTTTTCCTGTCCCAGGGACACCTTGCAGCACCCATGCTGTCATTGCTTTTTGTCTTGTTTGAAATATATACGCAAGCCAGTTCGTGAAATGCTCAACCTCTACGTTCTGACCACCTAGTATGTGCGTCAGGAGCTTGTAGATTAGTGGGCAGGACTCCGCGAACTTGTGTGATTCGCCCATGCTTAACGCTTCATGCTCAAGGGTAGACAGCAGGTACTCTGTTCGTCTGAACATGTTTATCGCATAGGGTATGGTCTCGAGGTTAACACCTGACTTATTAGAAGCAGGGTCAAATGTTACCCTTGCATCAGGTACAAAGTCTGGTTTCGCTCTACCGTGGCTGCGCATGAAGCCTTCTATGCTTGCTGGGGAGCAAGGCAGTAGTGGGAAGTCGTCTGAAAATTGATTTAAGTTTGGATTAAATACACCGTTGTAATGTGTGTCGGTGTAATAATCTCTCATCGCTACTGGGTAATGAGCCTTACCGTTCATAGTCATCTCCTTTTCATAGTGATCAAAAATGGTTTTGAAAAAGTCTGGGTCTGCCTTTTCAATACTCCAAATTGGCTCGCCCTTAAAGTTGAACATGTATGTAGGATCAGTGAGCTTGAAATAATAAGCGTTACTGTCTCCTCCATTCACGTTACATCTAATGAAAGGGGGACATGTATCGTCTGTTATCGCAATGCTCATTTGATCTGGGTTTAACAGAATTTCTTCTGTCTTGTTATTTACAGCTGAAATTGTTAGCTTTTCTTTTTTGGCATTAAATCCTTTAAGCGCTCTCAATCGATTCTTTGCTTCGTTTGTTTTTTGGGCTAATAGCTCTGGGCTTATATCGCTCATCAAACTCGCGAGGTCTAGCACGTCAGTTGCTCCTGGGACGCACACCATTCGGTCTCCTGCTATGGAGAAAGGATTGTGTGACTCATCTTCGAAAGTCGGAGGGGCAATGAAGATCAATTTAGAGTTGTCTGCAACGCTCATGTCTAAGGGATACTTGAGGCTATGTCCGTTAGACGACAATTCTAATTGTGATTCGAACAACTTTGATTCGAAGTTCGCCTGCTGCAACCAGAGTTTGATAGCTTTGGGGGGCATAGCAGTTTTTAGCAGCATAAATATGTGCAGTGATACCGCGTCGCCTTTCATGCCTAAGCTACTGCTCGCCTGCGCGATGAAAGCGCAGTCTTGGAGCATAGGGGGCAGCTCCCGCAGAATGGTCTTTGCAAGCTGTGTAACGTCGCTTGCGGTGAACATCTTCGGGTTTCTGTGCCCTGGCAGAATCAAGCCGTCGATATCGAGCACCAGTAAGTTTGAATAAGCTATACGGTCAGTCTTACCAGCTCGCGATTCGTCTTTAAGTGTCCTTTTAAGATCACCTTTGAGCAAGCAGTGGCCTCGAGCACTATGGTCTACGATTAACTGCTGAAGCATCGCCAAGCCCGTTGAGTCTAACGGGATGGTGTGCTCGTATGAATTGACTTTTTTAACGTGTGGATATGGCGTAAAGCCAGCATTAGGATTGTGTTGTTTGCTAAGCCGCGTGCCATTTGCGGCTTCCAAGAAAGTGAGTATCATTTGCTTCCCCCGACAGAGTTTAGAATATTAGCACAGCTATTAGTGATCTAATATTTATTTCTCTGGGGGGTTAGCGTTGTAGATCTCTTCTCTGTCAATTTTTATGTCTTTATCGGCTTCAAACGACAGTCTTACTTGATTTTTTGTAATGCGCGATACTTTTATCGTCGCTAATATACCGTCGTCATCATGCATAATTACGTTCTCGTTCAACTTCCGTGTTAGCACTAATCTAGGCATCTATTTACTATAACGGCTGTCGTAGCCGCCCTCTGCATTAAGCGGGAGATCTGGTGCCCAAGTGGGTGGTGTACACATATGGGCTATTAGTTTTCTCATAATTTCTTCTGGATTTTGATCTGATCCGATCAGGACAATTTCGTCATGTACGGTCAGTACGATATCCACGTCTAATGTCTTATCCGCTTGTATCCGTAGCATGGCGTCTGTGATTATTAATCGTGACAACGCTTGTGTTACGTTTTCTGCTATTCTTCCGCCCCATGTGCTCTCGCGTGTGCGTGAGTCATAGGCCAGCTTCCCGCACTCAATACCGAGGTTGTTGTAGTGCAAGGCGAGGCCGTTGGGCAGATAGATCTTGTCGTCTGTGAAAGTTAAACACCGCCACTCTTCATAGTAGTGGTCGTTTATTGTACTTGTGAGTTTGTCTTCGAGCTTTTTCCATAGCATTGGTATGCCAGAGAAGCTGTTTCTATATTTTGAAACAACATCGAGGGCTTCGGTAAAGCTGAACTTCATCGCTGGCCCCATCGCACCAGCTTCTAGCGTTGCTTGGAACTTTGGCGCACCCATGCCATAGCCGAGTCCTAGAACAGCTGTCTTAGCGACGAAGCGTTCTGTGGGGTGGTCGTTTTTGTTAATCTCACGGCTGTATATTTGCTGACCAAAGTTACAATAGACATCTGCACCTGATCGAAACTGTTCGAGCAGTTCTTCTTCGCCTGCTAACCACGCTAGTACTCGTGCTTCGATGTTAGATAAGTCAGCTACGTATACGAGCTTGCCAACAGGCGCACCTAATGCGAGCCGCAGTGGTGAGCGTCTGGGCATATTCTGCATGTTGATCTTTTCTGTCCCGCCAAACCTGCCGGTGTGCGCTGCATAGTAACGAAGTGGTACTGAGATGGTGCCGTCATTGTGCGTCGCATCAATGAATCGTTGGGCACGCGTCTCGTTGATGCGGCTCTTTACTGCGGTTCGTGCACTCCATATATGCTGGTGCTCAGGGTACATCTTCTGCATCTGAGTAAAGGCTTTGTCGTTTTTGCCCAGGGCTGGTATGTTTTTACCCGTTGACGGACTGACCTTAGTGGGGACAACAATACCTAGCTCTTCGATCAAGGCGGGGAACATCTTGTTACTGGCTAAGACCTTTGGGTCAATGCCTCCAGCCTTGATGAGGGCTTCGCTCCTAGCGATAGTTTCATCACGGAACGCGATCAACGCTTCGAGGTCCACGGTGAACTTTGGCTCACAGAACATACGACAGGTCATGTCGATGAGATCTAACTCATCCATCGGCATCAATGATGCCATCTTTTTATACAGCGCGTAGGTCAGCTCAACATCCTGTATGCAGTACCCTGCAAGGATGTCTTCAAGCTCTGGGTCAAGGTCATGGACACCTTTTGTTTTGATCAGCTCATCGCCTTTGCGCTTTGTTGAGTCTTCTGGAAACTCACGGATCGCGCAATCTTTTAAGCTGGCAGATTGACCAGGGTGTAAGGCTCGAGATATTGCTGCGGTGTCAGTGTAGTACCGAGGTATCAGCGAGTAGTAGCGAGTGAGTATGTACCCGTCGAATGAAGTATTGTGGGCTAAGAGAGTTGAGTCGCTCCAATCAATTTCTTCTAGTGCAGCCTGTGTTTCGTCAGCGCCGTACCATTGCGTTTCGTCGTTATCGATTTTGATGCCAACACCATGTACTTTGAACCGTGGGTGTTTGACATACTCCATCGTGCTGAGCTTGGTCAGGCTGACCTTTGTATCGAAATACGTCTCGAAGTCTAGCGTAACTAAGCTCATTTATTTGTCACCGCTGCGTTTATCTGAGCCTGGGCAACATCTGGGGCATACGGAAGAGAAACAATGCTCCCTCCGCTTTTTAAGAACCTCGATACATCGTCTGCCAAGTCTTGTCTGATGCGGACTTTAAGGTCGACCCTTCCGACAGCCATTAAAATGGGCTCCTGCTCGGAGACTCTTGCATACGAGCGAAGATCTCACCTTCTGCGCTGCTGTATTTGGATTGCAGGTCAGTGTAGATTTCTGGTGCATTCGAGCGAATCCAGACTGTTACAAACGTATGAAATTCAGGGTGTATGTTGTCTTTGTCTAGCTGACGAATTTCCTCTACATAGTCGCGCGCTATGGTTTCATACCTTAAAGAGTCGTTTAATTCTGGCGTGTCGAAAAATTTCATATGCGAGCCCTTCCTGGGAGTCTATGATTTATTTAAGTGTGTATCTTGCGAGCGTTCTACCGTCAGCAGGTATGCTGAGCGTTTTGATTGAATGTCCAGCTTTACGCAGGTCATGTATCCGAGCAGCAAGCCTGAAGCTACCGAATAGCGCTAGTGCATCGAGGCTTGTGAGGGAGTTACCCTCCTGTAGATAACCTAGAATCTTTGCGCTTTGTACGCTGTTAGAACTCATGCTGGTGCCTCCGTTATTTGACTAGAGTCTGTATCAAGCGATCCAGGTACCATTTGGCTTTCCTGAGATCTTCTACTGGTGCGCCTTTATTTTTTATACGGAAGCGATGCATGTATTTTTTAATATTGCCTTCGAGATAGTATTCGAATCCTTCACGGCCTAGATTGTCTTCGAGGTAATCGATACACTCGATAGAGCCGTTGTTATAATGAGGGGGATGGTCTACGGCATCGGGTTTTTTCATGCCATAGGGGTCAATATATTCTGTGCGAGTTATATTTAACGCTGCTCGAGCTTCTTTGTAGTTGGCACGCGCAATAGATTCGTTCTCTGCCATACTTATACTCTCCTAGTAAAGCACTGATAGTATCTGGGCTAATATATTAGCACAAGTACTTTTTATGGATTTGCGTAAGTCAATGAGTTACGTCGTGGTTATACTGAGATGTTGCACTGCCCTTATGTGGGTTGATGAGAAGTTTGGGCTTCGCACCCAATTGATGTCAGTTTTAGGGCATTTACAGGGCCTGCCTGGAACACATTAGAAATATCGGGCCGCATTGTTATAATTTGAGGATCTTTTTTGACAAGTTATTAGTACCTGCGATTTCACCTTGTGTATAAGCAAGGCGTAGTAAGACGATTAATTGGTCATCTAATATTCTTTTGCTATGTGCATACATCAATTGTCGGCATTGGTGTATTACTTCTTCGATAGGCATGATCAGTACTCCGAAGGCAACATATGAGTGTGCGCACCAAGCTCGTTGCGCATAGACCATATGGTGATGCCTTCTATAGGGAAGTCTGTGAATTCAATGGTTTGAGTAGCGAGAGGCTCATCGTCCATGCTTGTCATTGTGAATTCTGCTGTGTTGTCACGGTTCACGGCTAATGTAGACACAACATCTTGTCCCTTGAACTTGGTGCTGAGGTAGCTGTCGATGGTATCGAACAACCAATAGGCACCAGCGCGTTCTGCTACGTACTTACAGCCTTCGGTTAGGACGCTGTTACTTAGAACTGAATACCTTGTGAAAGTTTCTGATCCGTAAAATTCTGATAGTTCTAATTTTGCTTCGTCCACAGTTTTGCTCTCCTAATGATGAAGTTATGGTTCGGCTGGTCGGGTTGAATGTGGGGTTTACTTGATACCGGCTAAGGCAAGCTTTTTGGCGCGCGCAACTTCTAATTCGGTCATATTTTTGGCAACGTCATCGGCCATTTTTATACACTTTGCTGCGTTGGCCTCGTCTGGCGCGGTTATAGCCAGCTGTAGCGCTAGCACAAGCGCGTCGAAACTATTTTCTGGTTCTTTCATCGTTTATCCTTTATAGCTTGTAATCATATAGTAGATTTGGGAATTCAGCATCTTCGTACTCTTCATTCACAACTTCGAGGCCGCTTGGGCAGTTTGTGTCCATGTCTTCGTGTTCCCAAGTAAGATCAGGGAGCTTGTGCTTGGTTACAGATCCGTCGATGTGCTTGACATGTAGGGTGTGCCATTTGATATGATATTTTTCTACAGTTTCTGGGTCGATCCCTTCATGTAGAAGGTCGATCTTGATGTAGTACTTATAGTGTCCGGTGATGTACCGTGGTTCGTTGTTCATGGTCTACGCTCTATAAACGCTTTGGCCTCGTCAAGCGTGTTAAATATTCCGTGATCCTGAATGTAATATTTGTCAAGATCGTCCGCATTATGCTCTGAGTTCACATAAAATTTTCGGTTATAGCATTGGATATAGAAATCCGTACCGATTGCAACATGTATATCGTCTTCAATGCTCGGGTCTTGCGATTCAACAAACTCAAATTTCATCTGTCTTTCTCCTTAACGTTATTCCTGGCGGTTCTAGGCTTTTCGCTTTAGTCTGCCATTTAGGCAGCAATATCTCCATGACTTATATGTTCTAGGGAAGCACTACCGTTATCGTCTAGATACTGCACAGCAGCAGATGCCTGCTTGGCTGCCTTGACGATATGCTTAGGGTCTGACTTGAGAGATTTGAGCCACGATTTTATGTATGACTCATGCTGCAAGCCTTCGTAGGGTAAACCCAGCAACGCACCGCCCATCGCAGCACCCAGCTCAGCTACCAGCTCCTCGAAGGCATAGCCCTCAGAGCCGAAGCTGTTTAGGATCTGACGCTT